CCAGGGCAACCAGGATAGCCGTCAGTGGAATCGCCGGTAAGAATCTGACGATAGAAATAGGCATCAGCTTGAAGTTGATTGATGGTGATGAGCTCACCGTCGTTGGTTAGGTGCAAACCAGGGATCTGTTTGAGATCCTTGTCACCACTCCAGATGACGGTTCGTTGTTGGTTGCGAGTCCCGAGGATGCCAAGGACATCATCAGCCTCGAGGTTGTACCAACACTCCGAAGGGAAAGCTGCCTCTGCCCATTGCCTTGCGGCTTTGAAACCGACAGGTTTCCGACGATCCAGCTTGTTGCGGTTTGCTTTGTAGCTGGGTTCAACCTCTTTGCGGAAGTTGCTGTTAGAAGTCCAGCAGCAGCAGATCTTGTCTGCGTTTGCTTGGCGCTTCTTGGACTCAATCAGTTCAGTAAAAATGTACCGAACCTCTTTGAGGGGAAGGTGAGTAGTGATGATGTCAGGACACCATTCGATCTCAACTTCTGCAGAAACAACTGCTTGAAACAGCAGCATATCTGCATCAAGCAGTAGCCAAGTCATCGTTGGTTTCTTGGTTCAGACCTAGATTATGGAAGCTGGCTAAATAGTCCACAGCCTTTAGGACGCCTTCAATATCGTCCCCAAGTTTTCCTATCGCTTGATTGCAATTACTGCAGATCCAGCCACGATGCTCCTCTGTCGTGTGGCAGTGATCCCAGCACAACTTTTGATCAGTACGACCGCAGCAATCGCAAGGAGTTCCTAGCTCAGGCGCTTTGTATTGCTTACGTAGTCTGTACGTCTTTCGTTGGTGTTCCTTGTTGCACTCAATGCAGTCAGGCCTCCGCCAAGTACCGCAAAGGTAGAACTGCTCAACAGGTTTTGTTTCTTTGCAAGTCTTGCAAGTCTTAGTGGCAATCTGCCCAGTTGTTTCCGACTTTGAACTCAGCACCGACTTCAATACGAAATCCAAGCGCGTCTCCTGCCAAGGCAGCAGATCGAACTGCAAGTTCTCCGACTCGTTCGGCGTGTTGCTCGAGGACTGAGAATTGGATTTCGTCATGGACGTGAGCAAGGAACGTCCAGTCCCTGCCATAGATCAAACCAGCGTTGGTGAGCTCGTCGTAACAAGTGTTGTACCAAACCTTGCTAACGAGAGCGCCTGCTGATTGTAAAAGGAAATTCAAAGAACTATGCGGCGATCTGATGTAGATCTTTCGACCATCTAAAGCTTTGATGTAGCCCTGCGTCTCCGCCTTTTCAGTCACCATCTTGGTGAGCATTGCCAGGGCAGGCATATTCTTGAAGTATTTACGCTTCAGCTTCTTACCGTCTTGACCTGTGATGATGGAAAGCTTTTCAGCGCCCGCTCCATACATCAAGGCGTAGAAAAATGTCTTGGCTTGGTCTCTTGTAGTTAGACCAGCAGCTTTTTGGTTTGCGGTGTGGATGTCACCGTTGAGAACCTCATCAGCAAAGGCTCCATCATCCAGTGGCCACAAGTAATGCGCTAGGCAACGAGCTTCGATCCCGCTGAGGTCACAGCCCACCTGCTTGATGCTTCGCCCTCCCCCGAGGGTGACAGGTTCAAACAGAGTCCGGCACTCCTTACCCAAGACCGACCTGACTGCGGGAACTTGGGCTGTGTTGGGGTGGACGTGACTGCAGCGAGCCGTAGCGCAACCAACAGTAATCACACTGCCGTGAATCCTGTTGTCACGCTCGACGAGTTTTAACCAAGCATTGTTACCAGTGCTCAGTTGGCCCAGCCGCTTTTGCAGCGTAAGGATCTCTACGAAATCCTCAGCTCCAGGAATCTTCGACAGAACTGTCTCGTCAACCTTGGGCTTACCTGAACTCGTAAGCTCAGTGGGCTGCCAAGACAGTTGGTTCTGTAAAACCCAGGCGATGTGGTCTCGGGAGTTGGGATTCAACTCTTTGAGACGGCACATTGTTGCGCCTTCCACGTAACCCCTTGAAGAGTCATTACGCCGTGGGGTGAAGAGCCCTCCGTCAACGAACGGGAACCGTTGTCTCAAACGCTCGTTGAGAGTATTCAGTTGTCCATTGATCTCAGCTTCTAGTTCCAACGCCCCTTGAACGTTGAAGCCAAAGCCAGATCTTTCCTGCAGGGCGATGAGACTTGCAAATCTCATCTCAAGGTCAACGGCACAAGGGATGCTGTCGGCCTTGGGTTGCAACCTGTGCCAAAGCTTAACATTTAGTTCAACATCACAGACACAACGCTCTGCAAGTTCTTCAGTCAGCTCACTGAAATCAGTCAGATCTGCGTGGCGTTTGCTGTAGCCCAAACGAAAGCCATACGCCTCAAGACTGTGCCTGCCGTACAGCTGAATAGGCATCCCCTCCCACTTCTTCTTGAAGTCAGTATCGAGGATGTTCGGGTACAGCATCCGACACAGGATCAACGTGTCGATGATCTTTCCCTTGGGCTTGAAGTCCGGGTACACCTGCTGAATAGCAGGGATGTCGTACTGGATGATGTTGTGACCCACCAGCACATCAGCGTTCTCAAGGAGGCTCAGCCATTCCTTGGGATTCTTATGCAGCTGCGTCTGGGTCTTTGAGTGGATTGCACAGCAGTGAATCGTAGTCACTTCCCTGGGGTTCAGGGCATTGGTCTCCACGTCGAACGTCAGGATCGATGTGGACTTGGAGGCACCTGCTGTAGCAGAAGTCGAGGAGGTCTTCGAGTCGGCTGTACTCGAGCTGATTGCAGGGGTCATTGGACTTGAAGAAGGACTGGAGGTACCTCTTCCCCTTCTCAGTCACAGCCAAAGCCGTGACCTTGAGGGGATTCATTTCTTTGAGGTGAACGTCAAAAGTCGGTTTCAAAAGAATCATCGAACTTGGCAGACTTATTCGTAGAGCTGCTTCCTTTTTGCTCCAACATTCTGCCGGTCTTTTCGTTGTAGTTCACAGTCCCGGCAACTCCACACCACCCGGTAAATCGGTTTTTGAGAACTCGAACAGTGGTTGCACTGCTGTCTTCAGCTTGTTGATCTCGTTCAAGACCAATACAGATGTCACTAAGCTGGCTGATGCTGTGACTACCGCGAAGCTGAGAAAGACTCGTTTGAGCACCGTTTTCATGACCTTTGTCGCCAACAGGGCGGCGTAAGTGTGACACCAAAAGCATCCCACATCCTGTTTCTTCAACAAAACTACGGAGTTTCGTCATCGTTTGGTCGATGGCCCGTCGCTCGTCACCTTGGTCAAGACCTGAGACAAGAATCGATAGGTGATCAAACACGATCCAGTCGCACCCGCAACCAGTAACCAAATGACGTATACGGTTAAGCAGAACGGTAGGGTCAAGAGAGCCAAAATGGTCGTAAAGGAAAAGCCTGCCCGTTCCAAGAGTTGCTTCAAAAGCGGTTGAGATTTGCTCATCGGTGTAGATGCTGCGATCAATGTGGACAGGGTAATTAAGCTCCATACCAACAAAACGGCGAGCAGTTCGTCGAACGTTTTCTTCAAGAGCGACGTAACCCACCGTCTCTTTCTGCCGGACGAGGAGGTCATACGCCGTCTCAGCGACGAAAGTGCTCTTTCCAATGCCCGTGCCAGCCGTGATAGTAACGAGCTCACCTTTCCTAAGACCATGAAGCTTTTCGTTTAGGAAACTGTATGGATACTCAGCACTCTCAACCTTCGGATCCTCGAGCACCATCTCCAACAACTTGGAGCCACTGATAATCCCATCAGGCTCATACTCCGTGGCTGTCCACACCATCGTCATGATGGCTTTGCTATCGCCCGCTACAAGCGCCTCGTTGGCGTCTTTATAGCCCTGAATGGTGCCGATCTTCCCTCGACGGGGAGGAAGCAGTTGTACGGCCTTCTGAGCGGCTTTCTGACCGTGGTCATCTGCATCGAAACACAGGATGACCTCCTCGAACTTCAGAAGCCAATCAAGATTAGATCGGATGCACTTGTCCGCAGAGTCAGCACCATTCGGTAGTGACACGCAGGGCCAGGTCTTTCTGACTGCTGCATAGGCCAAGCAGTCGTATTCACCCTCAAACACAACGAGCAGTTTTCCACCCCCGCTCCACTTCTCCTGACCCAAGAAAGTATTGTCAGGGTTGGAGCCGTGTTGAACAAACTGTTTCTTCGGCTTACGAATCTTGTACCCCGTGAGCCGACGCTCCTTGTCGTAGATCGGCCAGTAGTACGCCTTGCTGTCGCCGTAGACACCTTGGAAATAGCCGAAGGACCTGCAAGTCTCCTCAGGGATCTTGCGGCTTGGAATTGCTTTGTAGGAACCAAGGATCGGATCGATCTCTTGACTGGCTTGTACTTCATTGGTGGGCATGGTGAAGGAAGTGGAGAGGTGGTAGCCGCAACCAGGGGTAAAGCAGTGCTGACCCCCGTCGTCGTACTGAGCAACGTTGTCCCGTGATCCACAGCGTGGGCAGCTCAGCCTGCCAACAACGCGAGACATAAAAAGACCCCCAGGTGGTTTCAAGCCCTGGAGGTCAGTGTTCCTTCGACCCGTGTTGCAAAAACCAAACAACACGAAGACAGACTACAGCACAGTCCAGTCTTTTGGGATCTCAGGACCCTGACACCAGGGCACGTTGTAACGGTCACACCAAGTGGCGTAGGTCATACGCCCTGATTTGGTGAGTTTCTGATGCGGCTTCTGGAGGACCATCCGGATGTCCACATCAGAGTGCTGCTCCTTGAACAGCTTGATCAGGCGTCGGTCTTCCTGATCGAAATAACCTTTGACCTCAAGAACAGTTCCGTTTCCCAGAACAAAGTCCGGGGTGTAGCTCCGTGGAATCACGAGGTTGTACTTGCGTTGCTCGTACTCCCAGTACACCCCGTTGTTCGTGAGGTCATCAGCGACCTTGCCTTCAAAGCCAGAGCGAAACCCGTCAGGTTGGCGTTTGCCGTACTTGTGGAATCGCTTGGCCATTACATCAGAAGTCGGGATCTTCGGACGTGATAGTAGCAAGCTCTTTCAGGTTTGGTTTCGATTGAGTGAAACCAGATTGCTTTTTGAACAAAGCAGTCACATCAGCAGTCCCGCTGTCTCGTCCAGTGCGAGTCACAGCTTCCACAACTTGGACAGCTTTGGGACAAAGGCGAAGACCACCACGAGTGGACTTACGAGGGTGGAACATCGGATCAACAGACACGATGACCTTGGTGCCCTCACACAGCACAAGATCCTCAGCAAGAGGCTGAAGCTCGCTGTCTACTGCCGGGAACGGGAACTCACCGTACTTGGGCTTGGCAGTCATCTTGATGTCAGCTGAACCATCAGCGTTCACCTCAAAGGGAGCATCAAAGAAGCTCTTCTTGCCAGTCTCGGAGCGATACCAATCGCAAGCCCTGTCGTACTCCTTCGACAGCTCTTCGATGATCTCACTTGCGTCTTCTACGCGAACCTTGAGACGGTAATCAGTGGGTTCACCGAGATACGAAGGCATCTCGTAGAAGCTGTTGACCCAGCCAACAATTGAACCAGTGATTTGCATTGGTTGAAACCGGAGGTAACCCCTCAGAAGGTAGTGAGGTTCACACCAAGGGCATACCACCTTGTGACAGCTAATAAAGTGGTTCTTAACGACCAACTCAACGACCAACTTAACTACCCTTTTAAAGTTCTTTATTAAAGAGTTCTTAGAGGGTTGTTCTTTTGTTGTTCCTAAAGGACCCGTTAATGACCGTTCAAAAGATCTCTAAAGAGGATCAACAAAGAATTGTCACAGATGCTGATGCAACTGATGATGACTTCTTCGATCCCGAGCATTTCTACCTACACTCTGAACCTGAGTTCTGGCCACCCAACAATGATCAATGAGATTGATGAGACTCTGTGTATACCCACAGACCTGATCATTGAGGAGTATGACTACGCTCGTACTGAGTACAAAGGTTCCTTTCGGGACTCAGAACGAGACTTCTGGGATGGGTACATGACGGCCATCGAGAAGCTTTGCTCCGATGTCGTGATGGATCTCAATGAGCAATAGAGAGCGTGTTGCCCTCGAGCTGTTCTACATCACAACAAATGCCTTCATCATCGCAGGTGTCATCAGACACTGGCACAGCTAGGTACACAGACGAAGAGCTCACAGCAATGTGTGATCAAGCTCTGCGCACTGAGATCATCAAGGCTTGTTCCTGTGCGTATTGGGAGAACGAGAGGTTTGCAAACTCTCTGATCGATGCTCCTGAGCGCCTACAAGCTGTGTTCGATGTCCTTCTGGGGTATAGCCGTATGTTTGGGGTCGAAGAGGTCTTAGAGAGGCTTAGAGAGCCTACTCAGGGTCCTCATACAGAGGCTCAAACTCTCCGTTCTCATTGAACAACCAGCACTCACTGTCTCTGATCTTTTGGTAATCAGCTTCAAGCAAATCAGCAAAAGCACCCACCAATGATTGGCACATCCCTGCTTCTAGCACTGCTTTGTGTAGTTGGCTCTGAGCCTCGGCAACAGCGACAACTGATTCCAGTGGAGTATCTTCTTCCTCTTCGTTCTCTAGAAAGTCAAGAGCGTTATTGGCACGAACCTGAAGCACCCTCATCCGTGCCATCAACAACGGAATGTACTGACTGGCCACTTGCTTGAGTGGGCCGTAGAACTTCTCCTTGGCGTTTGCAGCTGTCATGATGACGGTGCTCATCTCCCACAATTTTAATCAGTGTATTTGTACTACTCCCTACAACGTGGCGTGATAGTAGTTACGGATCACCAGACACAGCAGTACACCCGTACTACAGTACAAACGTACTCCAGTACAGATGTACCTCTGCAATTGAGAGGCATTTGCAATAAGAGTTGATATAAAGAAAGGCCCCCAATTGGAGGCCCTTCGTTGTTGTTGCTAGTTGTCAGTCAAAGTACAAACAACGCACAGTGCAATAGGTATACAAAATAGGAACGAATAGAGAAATAACTTAGCAGCTCTCCTCACTCATCACGATCCTCATAAATACTGAGGAGAGTTATACCTAGCCAGGTCATCGCACGATTAACAAACGCAGCTTTGAGGTCATCAGGATCCTCGATCGTGTCACCTTCGACAACTTGCATACGGCTGTAACCAGTAGCGTCGCAGTAATCATCCAACCAGTACAACACTGATTCTTCGTTGTTGTCGTAGAAATCTAAAAGATCTTTGGTATAGCACATATCGTTATTAACGAAATCTGATCGGTCGTAGTTACAAAGATCTTCCGGGTTGTTGTTGTAATGACCAACAAACCAATGGACACAATCGTTATATCTATCGGTATCCCAATCCTGCTTCTCTATTAGATACGTGAGCGAATCATAATCACACTCCTCCCACTCTCGCTTGCAGAGATCTCTATAAATATCTCTCCCGTTGTCGCTTAGTGTCTCCCAGCACAAACCAGGAGACGGCTTGAAATTATTCAGAGCTTTACACATCCTGATGTAACCGTCAGAGAACTGCCCTGAGTGATGCTCACTCCAGAAAAGAAAGTGCGCCTCTTTGATATCAAAGCGGTCGAAGGTTGCGTTAGTCATTAGAAGAATCCTCCAGTTGTGATTGTTGTTCTAGTTCTTGCTGCTCATACAGCCAACGCTCCTCTTGCTCTAAAGCCCACTCGTAATAGGCATAAAAAGCAGAGTCTGACTCTGGATACATCATTAGAACCACACCAGAACAACAACGGCAGAGAGAAGCAGCAGCAGAGACAAGGGAGGAAACGTACTAGTCCCTGCAACAACACAAAGGAACGTAAAGAGTGCTAGGCGCATCATCAGTACAGCATCCCCGCTTCAATCTCTTTGTTGTTCTGATCGACACACCGATAGCCCAAGGCTGTAAAGGTGTTGATATCTTGAGGCAGGAGAGTCTTTGTCTTTGCCAGAAGGATCATGAGAACTGCCCGCTGGTCGCTAGCAGCCGGATAGGCCCTCACACGGCCGTAGCTGGTCTCAACTACAAACCGGAGGCGCGTAAGACGTTTCATTGGGTGTTGGGTCGAAAGGGTCGCCAAAGCTCTCTTGGCCCTGGCAGTGACAAGGTAGAGCCCCTAGCCCTGACAAGGCCAAGGGCTGTCGCAGAAGTTTACAGAGGGTCCTGAGAGGGTCCTAGAAGGCTCTGTAAGCGGCTTTTAGTTGGGGCCTTGGGCGCGTGTATATGTCCGCCCGCTGAGGCCCCTTGCAGAGCCTTCTGTGAACTCATAACGACTCCGCATTAGCCCTAAATAAAGTCATAACGACTTCGACTTAGCTCCATATGGCCGCCGATACCCCTCCCGGGGGCTGCTCGGCCGGGGCTTAACGCTAACTAGTGCTCAAAAATCCGAAGTAAAACCCTTTTGGGTAATAAAAAAAAATTATTTACGACTTCTATTAGCCCTTTTTGACTTTATAGAAAGATTACTAAGCCTGTTATCCCGTGGATTCCCGTTCTTATGGTCTACATCCTTACCAGCAACGCTGTAGCCCGCTTTTTTCATCTTCCTGCGGGCCTTATTACGGCTACTACGGTTCTCCCGTTGCTCCTTTTTGGAGTGGTAATTGTCGTATTCCTTACGGTAGTTGCGAGCCATCTACAAGCCAGCCAAGAGCTTTACCTACTGTAGGGAACTCTTTACAGAAAATCTCTTTGCACTGGAGAGCTATTTGTTGATGTTCTAGTTGAGTCCCGTTAGCAGCTCTTAGATCGATGTAGTGAATCCAGCTCCTGAGAGTTCCAGACATATACAACCGAGTAGGAGTAGCAAGAGGAAGAACATCCCGTGCTGACTCTTTAGCTACCCCAGAGCTCACCATCTCTCTGTAGAGGTCTTGGGACTCCTCAAAGAGCTGATTGATCCTCCTGTAAAAGATCTGAGTCTTCTGAGGATCCAGATCATCAATACTGTTCTGTCTGTTTTTGGTGTCTTGTCTTCTGAGGTGAGGAGCTGTTGTTGTTCCTAGCTCTTTGACATCTGCGTATCTCTGGGAGAACTCTTGGAACGAGAACGATCTGTGCCTAAGGATCTGAGCAGCAATAGATCTGGTGGTATTGATTTCTAGTACCAGATGCACCATCTCAAAGGGAGACCAATGACGGTGCTTGATGAGGTAGTTAATCAGTCTTTCGTTGTTGAGGTTGGAGGACTGATTAGCTGGGTTACTAACCCTTGCCATATAGACAAGGAGGTTCTCTGCGTCTGGTGTCCTAGTAACCAGCTTGCAAGTCATTGAGAGTCTTTAAGAGTCTTAGAGAGTTTAAAGGCTTAAGGGTCCTTAAGGACCAACTCAACAACCAACCTTCAAACCTTTTAAAACTCTTTAATAAAGAGATTATAACGAGCGTATGCACCTAAGTGCGAGTAGACGGTTTTAAAACTGGTCTTTGGCCGTATGTCCTAAGGTCCGGCTGTTCTTTGCGTAAAAAACGCCGTGTCCGACAAGAAGTGGTTTTTGGAGGTTGAGGTTAATAACAAAACCTATTGGAAGCTTGTCCAGCTTGGTGCTGAGCTTCAAATGAGTGCAGCCAATTACGTTGCAATGATGGCCTCTAGTGAGCTTTCCGCAGCTGAACAAGCTGAGCGTAGACGCGAAAAGGAGCTTATTGGCCTCTAGAAGCCCCTAGAAGGCCCTTGTGGGGTGCTTTAGGTATCTAACCAGTTAGCACCCCCTACAGAGGCCGTAGAGGCCCTCTGAAGGTCCTCTAAAGAGCCTGCGTATCCCATAACGTCTATCGACAAACCACCTTCACCTTGGATGAACTTTCGTTCCAGTTCCCACTGTTCTGCTGCTCGAGCTGCCATAGCGTTACGTTCCGTTTGAGCCATGGACTCCGTAAAGTACTGGACAGCCATAGCGAGGGCATCTAAGCGGTCGTCATGCCTCAAGGAATTTTTCTCTTTAGTAATACGGGTCAGCTGGAAGAAGAGCTGGTACTGACTTCGAGTTTCAGTTGGATAGCACTCAGTGGTGGCGAGATCCTGAGTGATTACGTCGATGTCAACCATGAGCCTGTGTTGGTTCAAGACCGGCTCAAGGGTGTCGATGATCCTGACTTCCTTTTGTTTTGTGTGTCGAACCTCTTCAACGCTGCAGGGGTAAATCGTTCCCAAGTAACGTTTGAGAAGCTCAGAGAACATCCCGAGGCCGAGGTTGCTCTCAACCAGTATTTGCTTGACCTTAAATTCTTTGCCGATGAGAGCGAGCTTTTTAAGATTCGTCTCGCTGTAACCTCCCCGAAGGCCACCGCTCGCGAGAAGGAAAAGGTTACCGTTCAAGTAGGCGACTACTGCATAACCGAGCTCGTCAGAGCCGCGTCCGCTCGGGTCAACGCTCATGACGACTCCGGTGTACTCAAGAAACTCCGATCCGATTTGTGCAGGCTTGTAGAACAAATCACCGTGAAGACCGACAGAGGGGAGGTCTAGGGCTTTATCGCCGTTAGCCATCCACACCACCTTGTCAGGGCCTTGTTCGCGGTTTAGGCGGAACACACAGAGGTCCTTGAGTTTGAGAGGGAACCGTTCTTCATCACTCAGTGAGATGTCTAGGAGGAACTGGAGGTTGAACGTAGACTTACCAATGGAGAGCTGACGCGCCTCTAACTCCTCCCACCCGAAGCGACGAGGGTCTACTGGATGTCCAGCTAGGCTCTTGTCGTTATCGAGGTCTGACTGGATCTTGGGTGCTAGGCGGTGACCGTAGTAGTTCTGTCGTTTCTTGGCTGTTGGGTACAGAGCTGGCCAAATACGACAGGAGTAACCCGCCATCTCGAGCTTTGCGTAGATCGAGTCTTGGGTATGAGGCGTTCCGAGAAACACGATCTCACCACCAGGCTTGATCACGGAGTCAAATTCTTTAATCGACTCACGAAGTTTGTCGCGGATAAGTTGGGTTTCGCACGACTGAGGTGTTTCTACGTCGTCAGCGACGATCAGGTCTGCACGAGAGCCCGTGATTTGGCCAAAGATGCCGCTGGAGCGTACCGAGGGGCTTTGATCGGGCTTAGCACCGTAAACATCGAACGCGACTTTGCTAAATCGCTGCGTATCGCTAGGGAACAGGTCTTTGACCATGAACCAGTTACGCAGCAAGTCATGACAGAACACCGAGAAGGCGTCTGCACGGTCCTGTGCGGCCGATATAACCAGCACTTTGGTATCTGGGTCCCTACGGAGCCTCCAAAGCACGTAGCCAGCCGTCAGAAAGCTCTTTCCGCAGCCCCTGTACGCCATGATGATGCGTCGTTCAGGGCCGTTCTGTAGGTAATCAGCCAGCTGGTACTGAACAGGGGTAGGACTTGGCAGTCGTAGGTAGTGCCAAAGGTGAGTAGCAAAGACAGGAAAGCTTTCTACAGATTCCTGAATAATCCGTTCTGTTTCTTTACTTACCCTTGGCATCGTGAGCCCACTTAAACACTTGGCTCAAGTTATTCTGCAGGATTAGGTTCATCTTGGCGAACTCCAAGGCAAACTTCTCCAAGTCTTCACGACTAGCGTTAGGCAGATCTCTTTTGATCCGCTCCATCCTGAGCTCTTGCTCTATGGAGAGATTGAGATTGGGCAGAGGAGGCAATTCATCCATCTGTCGATAACCAGTTCTCGTTCCTCACAATAGTCAGGACGACTCTTAAACCACAGTCTCCAATTGTTACTACCTTTTTCGTGGTTACAAC